TTATCATCAAAAGTTTTGCATAGTGTGGTTACATCATTTATAACACTACTAAAAAGTTCATCCTTTGATTCAGTAAGATGAATAGGATCTACATTACCACCCAGATATTTCGCACCATAGTTCTGATCAAACTTAAACTTTGGTATATCTGGATTGGCAGTTAAACTTTCATTTGGATTTGAGTGAGTTACTCTCTCAACAAAACTATCTTCCTTGTCAAATAAATCTATAAAAGATTGGCACAGAGGAGGATCTAAAAATCCATCCTCAACATAAAGTAATTTCCTCATACAGTAATAATATTCGGAGGACCACTAAAGTTAGGATCTTTATAATCTTTATCTGGATAATCTTCCCATCCATCACCTTGATATTCAACAACCAATGGATTACAATCTTTCCTTTCTGCATATACATGGTAGAAACAATCTATTGGTAATCCACCATTCGACTGTAGATATATCTTTTGATCATCCCATCTCTTAATAATAATATCTTGATGAGCACCTATTGGTTGAAGTTGTACAGTTATACTCTGAATATGAACCAATCCCTTCCAATAGTTTGGTAAGAATATCTCCTTTCCTCTTCTTAATCTACCTCTAAAGTAAACTCCAACTTCTGGTCCCTCAATACATGCATAACGAAGACGATTACCTTCCCCTTTAGTGGGGTGTTGCATATCAAATGGTTTTGGTGAAGCATCTGCAGCAGCAAATCTGGCAGCAAGTCTTCCCTTATTACCCCCATCTATAGAACCACTAACATATAAGTCTCCTTCAATATAGCAACTATTAACCGTTCCACCACCCGTCACATATAAAGCATTATCAGTCTGTTCATTACCCTGTATCTCTTGATTACCACTAAGATTAACAGCCCAAGGGGTTCCAGAATCTCCTTCTAATCTTGTATTACCCTTTACCCATAATGAACGATCAGCAGGAGTACAATCTTCATCATCATTTGTTGTTCTAGCTATCATTAAAGTGCCAACATTCTCACCAAAACCTCCTCCCTCCTCATTTGGAGTACCAAAAACTACTGGTCCTTCCATATGGGCAGATCCATTAATCTTTTCATCACCCTCTTTAATCGCAGGAACTAATCCTGTTCCCACTCTCAATTGTCCTCCGACAATACAATCATCCATCCCCCAAGCCATTTTTTAAACCTCCTTATGTTTCTGAAGTTGAAACCTGATTATTTTCTTTATTGAATTTTTGACCATTAGTTTTAGAGTTTTTAGTAGCACATGCATCAGTAACAGCCTTAATTAATGAACCATATATTCTTAAACAAGAATTAGCTGATATATTCATAATACCAGTAGAAGTGATTTTTGTCATCACTTTGGAATCAAAAATAATCTTCTTGGTTTCATGTATGGTGAAAGTTTCTGTAGCAGTACACTTAATGTGTCCTTTAGCACCACCCTCACCAACAGCAATTAATTCTATATCAGTTCCCTGCAATCTAATTTTACCATTAGCAGCAGTTATACAAATATTACCATTAACTGCGTTTAAAATCAAGGTGTCATCAGGTTCCTCATTATCCTCTCCTGCTAGAACTTGAAAATTACCAGGACTTGTTGATGTTGTCCATCCCTTCCTTTGCCCATCAATATCTAAAGAGAATTGATGACGACCATCAGGAGTGTCAAGCATAACACCTGCAGTGACATCACCTTTCTTATGAATATGTCCGAAACGAAGTGTTCCTTTATCATTACCATATTTTACAGCAGTATAATTTTGTTTCGCAGTAACGGTAGGATTAGGATCCTGACCAAAAGACATCATCTCCTGTGGACTGATAATGCCATCTCCATCAGTATCTTGGGATTTTTTAGGAAGTCTAGTTAAGACTTGATTGGTTGCGGTTCCTGGTTTTAGCATTATTCTATATTAAATTGTTGGGAGTTCCTGGAATATCTAATCCTGGATTGTTAGTTGCTACATCACTACCCTGTCTAAGTATTGCTGATGGAGGTGTAGTAACTGTAGCATCAATACTTTCTTGCATTGTATCATAAATCTGAACCAATTTACCAGGAGTTTCATACCATCCAGCATATCGAATACCATCTTTATAGAAGACAGAACCATAGTAAGGTTTACCATCATAGAATCCTGTGCGTTTCAATCCAACTAAATCAGTAACCTGTAATAATCTATTCTCATCAGGGAGACCAATCGGATCTCTAACTATTTCAAATCTAGGTATGAATTCAGCACCACCACCTGTAGGAACTTTAGGTGCGACTGATCTAACTCTTATTTGTGGCCAACTAGTATAACCATCTAAAGATGCTGAACCAGGTCCAGCTGGACCACCTCCTCCATCTGGAATTGGAACAGATTCTATTTGTCCAAAAGGTCCTAAATTTGGTTCAAAACATCTTTCTTCACCAGTCTCAGTATTTTTAATACATACCACATCTCCCTTTCCATAATTAATTCCACCATTATCTATAGGAAGAATTTCTTTAAGTTCTAAATTAACAGGATAAGAGGGAGCAGGATCACCAGGTTCAATAGGAGGAGTCCATCCATTTCCTGGATCAGAAACAACAACAGAAGTAACAATACCAACCCCAGTTATTTTCTTAGGACAAGGAGGAGGAATAAGAATTGCAGAAATACCAATGGGATTTACAGTCCATGCCTTTCCTTGAGCCTTTCCTGTTCTTGGATCAACCTTTGCCACATCAGTTTTCTTTGTGATCTTTACTGCAGCAACAGCAGGGTTTTGACTAAAGGGGGCATTGAAATCTAAATTAGTTAAAGTTAATTCGATTGATCTCTTACCTTTAGGGGCATTAAACATATGACTCTGAACACCCTTCCTCACTTCTGCCTTTGCTATCTCAACACCATCAAGTTTAACAATCAATTCATCATCAGCCTGTGCTTTTATATCATAAGTGCCTGTCTCAGGAAAATCAACATTATTCCATGTCATAGTCCAAGTTGTACCATTATGAGTTTCAATATACTCCTCATCCGTATTCCAAGTAGGAGTAATGAATGCACCCAATTCCCCATTTGCATATGTTGATAATGAAGGTCCACTATATGTCACTCCATCTTTTGCGGATCCACTTACAAGACCCTCACCATATACTGTCTCAATCTTCTTTGTTGATGGGACAGTAAACTTACAGGTAGATCCATTAATATCATAGAATTTTCCAGCACTAGCAGAACATATCAAATCATTATAATCCCCATCCTTATAATCTTCCATTCCAAGAACTGCTTCTCCTAAAGTTTTAAGCAATTCTCTTCCTTGAGCAGAGTTACATTTAACATTATAAACTTTTCCCACTTCTACTTGCTTAGTAATATTTTCTTTAAGTTGTGGTCCTTTATAATCCTTTCCAACATCAAAAAGACCATCTATTCTAATTGAATTGGCATAGGAAGCAGATGTGCTTACTTTAAAAGTAACTTCAACACTATTATCTCCTCCTCCAACTGTTTTTTGTGTTTGAGTTTGTTTAGCCGCCCAGTCTGCAGTACTAAAAATCTTTTTATCAATCTTAGTATAATTAAATTGCTTATCATTCTCAACTTCAACTGTTATCTCATGGTCACCACCTTGTAAATATTTCTTTGCTAAATTAGGCGATAAAGAAGTTGATGGACTTACTCTCTTATTAGCAGAAGGTCCAAGAATTTCTTCTCCATCAATTAATATTTTACCTTGATTATCTATTGATCCCCTTAATCCATAATATCCAGAATAAGGAAGATTAATTTTCCAAGTATTTCTATATACAATTCCACTTCCATCTGTTCCTTTAAATCCCAATGGAGCAATAGGAGAAACAGCATATCGATTCATAAACTTTGCCCACGAATCCACTTTAACAGGATACCATTTAAGACTTCCATTAGGATGTCTAGTAGACCAAATAGGATTGTTAGGACATCTACCCTCTCCAGCAGGAGGTATCTCTTGTGGAATTGTTGGCATAGGAGCATCAATTGTCATTGCCACACCCATTGGATTTTCATTCCAAGATTTAGCAGAAATAACTTCTATATCATCTATAACAAAAGCTGCTTTAATATCCACAGCAAGTGCCATTGGATTTCCCTTTGCCAATGGTTTGCCTGGTATTTGCTCTAATTCTGCTTTTAATCGATAAGAACCTTGTCTAAAATATTGTGTATCAATTGATTTACCAGTCCCAGTTGATCCATCTCCACGAATTCTAAATCCCATCTTATATAAAACAATATCTTCTCTACCAGGATGACTAAATGTAAGATTTACATTATCATCAACCATTGTCTCAATAACATAATTTCCATCAGAGGGGAAGTTAAGATTATCCCAAATTATTTCATGAATTCCTGCATAATCATCTGTTGATGCATTCGGATAATCAGGAAGACCTCTAACCTTATAATTTACAGTTTCAACTGAGGAAATTGGAGTAACACCAGTAATCCTTAAATTTCCATTTTCATCATATCCATTATCATAATCATCATCATAACCAATCGTTGTTTTATCAGCACTTATTCGGGATCCAGAACCCCTACTACCTCCAATAGTTTTAACCAAATATTTTTGACCTGCAGTAAAAGTTCCCGATCCTTTTTCATTAGCATATCTTCTATTAACATCTCTCTTTAAGACAATATTACCATCATCTGCTTTTATTTTAATCTCACTTAATGCCAAAGAAGATATTCCTGGTCTATCGTTTATATTCATCTCAAAGAAAACTTTAACCTTTCCAGTTCCTACTACCTGAATATAATTTTTACCATCTTGTCTTAAAAATTTAACTGTAGGAGGAGCACTCTTAACAAGAGATTTTTTAGTTCTATCCTTATCTACCTCACCAACACCAGTGGGATCAAAAGGAAGAACACCAAATCGATTTATGAAATTAGAATCTCTACCTGCACCTGGATTAATTTTCCATAAAGGTCTATTTGCTTTACTAATCCAATCAACAGTATTAAATACATATTTTCCTTTCTCTCCAGTGGAAGTTGTTGAAGGTGCTGGTTTAGGTGGAGGATCAACTATAAATTTACAAACACCACCATTAATATCATAAAATCTACCAACACTAGCAGAACACTGTAAATC